CTTCAATGAGAATGGATCGCCAAAGTTAAAGTCCTTTGTTCTTACATAAGACTCGTACTCAACCCCACCATCCTTGTAATCCTCAAATGTCGTTCCAGCCGGTATCTTGTATCCTGCGTACTTTTGAATCACACCATTGATCTTTTTGAACATCGCCCTTGACCCTTCGTTGTCGTAATTGGTTAGTGTGAACTGCATAACCTGGGGACTCCAAGTACCTTCAAACGCACCCAGAGCTGTGTTGTAAACAATCAGCGTATCGTTGTAATCATTTGAACCGGTTGGTACGGCCAGGAAGTATCTGTTATCGTAGAAGATAGCCGTAGCAAGGCGTATAGACGAAGTGTTAATGTTTTGAATGACATCCTTGACTACTTCAGAAAGAGGTATTCCAACAGAGGTAAAGTCGTCCGCAACCGAACGAACAAGCGACCTAATTCCGTTGTCTGACAAGAATAGAATATCGCTGCTTACCTGAACAGCACTTGCGGAAGCAACGCATCCAGTATTGTTTGAGATAAGCGAGACAATCCAATCCGTTGCAGATGTGGAATCTGCTGGAATATCAAGCTGGAATATCCTTCGCTTCTTGAAAACAATAATGCGATTCTTGTAGTAAGGAACAATTGCTGTTATCTCGTCTCCGTCATCTCCGTTGACAACGATGCTATTTGAGGAATCCCATACATTCGGATCAAGAATGTCCGAAGCATAAATAGTATTCCTAAACTCTCCAGACCCAACTCCAATCAGCCTATTTTCAGCATTGATTAAAAGCCTCAGGTCTTGTGGAGGTGCGCTCACAGTTGCTGTTGCAGTTGCACCAATTCCATCGCCAATGATGGTTACTGTTGGTGCGCCGGAGTAACCAGATCCACCGTCTGATACGGTTACTGTTATAGTTCCTCCAGCTACCTGCGTAATTATGGTTGGACTTGTTCCGCCCCAATCTGGACCATTTACAAATGCTGTTGCTGTTGTATATCCAGTCCCGCTGCTTGTAACTGTAATAGCCCGAAGCCTTCCGCCTTGCCTTGTTACCCTATTGCCATCCCAAAAATGAAGGTCGCCATCAGAATCGGCCATATACATCCTGTCAACAAATTGAGCAAAGCTTACTGGAGTGCTTATTGAAACGCTGTATCCATCAGACCACATTTGAGCGTCAGATCCAAATGTCCTTGCAACAGATGCCCATGTTTCATCTGCTGGATGTATTTCAGCAGTACCACTTGATGGAATGCTATAAAATCTACCGCCAGTTACAGTCAGCAATTGTTGATAGTTGTAGGTCTCAAAGTAGCGCATTCCACCTACTGAACTGCTGGTGCTTGTAGCATTAGTGCAAAAGTCAGTAGCTCCAACACGAGTCTCCAAATTACCCTTCGGGGAAAGGGTCATATTGTAAAGTTCTTGGACTTGATTCTCGCCTAATAGGTCTGATTGCAGACCGCTGGCTTGTCCGCCAGAAAAGTTACGAATGCCGTCAAACGCCAGCACATCGTCCGTTGCGTCAACAAAGTACGGCATGGCTGTTTAGATGATCTCTTCGATTGTAAGCTCGCCAAGGCTGTTAGGAGTGATTTGCTTCATTCCTCCAACCTGGCTCAATTCGTAGTTGGCCATCGCAGCTAGGTCGGCATTGGCAGCCTGCGTAACAACCTGTGCCTTGCCGTATTGCCTTTCACGCTCAAGAGCGTCTGCGTGGGTTAACGCCAAAACAACATGGTTGACGTGTGGCAAGCGAAGCTCGTCGTTAAGTGAGTTATCGGACGGAGGAAAGTCAACTGTGTAGCTGTTTCTGGTTAAGCACTGAAGCTTCTCAATCACCTGCAATACTGCTGTACTGCTGGTCTGGAGCGTAGGGTAAACATCGACTTGAGCAGTACCACCGCTGTTCCTACCCTTAAAGTAGTAGAATGATGGCGTGCCGGTTGTGTCAAGGTTAAGTAGGTTTGAGTCTTGGCTTACAATTGTGGCCAAATCCATTGGCTGTAGCTCACTATTATCGTAAGCGATGGACAATGGATTCTCGACCAATGAACCAAGGCTGACAGTACGAGTGCCTGTATCCAGCGTGTAGGTGGAGTTTGTTACAGTCTCACGCCAGGGGGCAAAGTTCCAGACGCGCCGATAGTTCAGCGAGGCTGACTTTTGCAGGAATGTCAAAGTATCGGAATCAGTCTTCCCGATCTTCTCACCCGCATATTGGGCGATTTCTGTTAGGGTCATTTAGTTTCTAGTGCTTCAATGCGTGATTTGAGAGAGTCGTTTTCAGATTTGAGTTCTTGGACGGCTTTAACTAAAGCTGCTGTTATAGACCTATCATAAAATCCGTAAAGTCCATCATTGCCCATCGGAGCAGCCGAAGGTATAATTGGAGCAACTTCGTTTGCAATAAATCCAAGTTCTTTTGTTGCATTTTCTCCTCGTATTGCAATATCTTCCTTCCATTTATATACCCTTGGATTGATTTGGAGTATCTCGGAAAGCCCTGCTATATGCTCTCCTGCAATTACTTCTTTAAGAGAAAGATCTGATGCAGCAGACAATACGCCTGCTGCGCTTGCGTTTACTGCTCTTGATCCAGCGCCAGCAAGATTTGCAATTGTTACAACTCCTGCTGAAGAAATTTTAAACCTCTCTGATCCTCCATTAGTTCCAGTTGAAATTAAAACTGCTGTTGGAACATTATTGGACGATACTGCGCCATCAACAAAATAAGAAATTGCAGCATTATTTCTAAACGCAGTTCCGTCATGGCCTCCAAATGCTATGCTCCCAAGGTTATCACCAGATTGGACTGCGGATGGAGATTCAATTGATCCCCTCGATCTTCCGGTTATATAGTATGGTGCTGCTGCTGCTGTTGTGGATGCAGAATACAATGTTACTTGTGGAAGATAATCTGTATTGGATGCTAGACCTAAATTTGCATCATATATTTGCAATTTTGATAGAGATAGAGCAGATGATTTTTCTGTAGAGGAACCAATTAAAACTTTGCCAGCCGAATCAATGCGGAGGCGTTCTGTGTTGTTGATATTAAATACCAATGGGCTGCTATTTACAGTGCCTAGCAATCCTCCACCCGTTGTTGCTGCATAATTTACCGAAACAGTCCCACACGTTGCCGTAAAGCTTGCTGAATCGCTCCCAAATGTGTTAACAACTCTATTCGTTGAGTCACCACCAGGACTTGTACTCCCAATCCCAACATTGCCACTCGCATCTTTATAAATCTGACCACTGCCAATGTTGACTATATTGGTTGAGCCTGTGATGGTTCCAAGGAATGTGGATGTGGTTGCAGCAAGATTTGTAATTGTGCTTGTCGTGCTATTTAGCGTTGTAATTGTTCCAGTCGTGCTGTTCAGCGTGGCAATGGTTCCAGTCGTGCTGTTCAGCGTGGCAATGGTTCCAGTTGTGCTGTTCAGCGTGGCAATGGTTCCAGTTGTGCCAACAATCGTTCCGGTTACGTTACCAGTCAAATTGCCGACAAAACTTCCAGCCGTTACCCTATTCGTAAAACTACCAGTCGTATAAATTCCATTGTTCAACGCATCGTTGAACATACTTCCAACCGTAACTCTGCGCGGAGCAGATGTCGATGTCTCGTCAGCATCGGCAATCAGCAATTGATCGGAGCTACCTACGCTTGCGATTTGATCCTGGGTCGTAATGATACCTGCATAAATTTCAGTCTGGTCAATAAGGTTATGCAGACCAGCCGCAGTGACTGTTCCGTTGGTTGCAAATGTTACCTGGCGATTAAGGATTGTTGCCATATTAAGTTGTAAACCTCATTGCGGTTGCGTGAATTGTTCCTGCTGGAATTGTCCCTGTGGTTGAGCCTTTTCCGATTATGTTGTATTCGACAACATCCGTTGCTATCGGGAAGAAGCTTGTTACAAACAAAGCCCCAGCCCCAGTAGTTGATCCAAAACTATTGATTGATCCAATCACAATGTCGCCAAGCTGGCATGATAAAGCAAATGTTCCAGTTGTGGAGTCGTTGGCAGCGTGCGTCTGAACTGTGCCGCCAGAGAAGGCAAATGTTCCATAGCTTACCGCAGTAAGTCTTGGACCAGATGCGCCAACCTTGAGTGTTCCAACCGTGGCCGTGCCAGTAACCGACATTGAGCCAGTGCTGGATACGCCTGTTGTGGATAGCTGAAGAGCTGAAGACGTGTCATCGCCATCAGTAATAGCCTGAAGCGTGCCATCAATGCCACCAGTTCCAAAGGTCTTTAGAAGCTGTGGATAGCTGGTGCTAATTAGTTGTGTTCCGAGTGTTGGCATTTATATCTCCTAGCTGTTAAAACGATTTTTTAATACATCCCAGGCCATTGAACATACTAGACCAACAACCCCCGCAATAGCCAGAGCCTTCGTCCGGAGATGCTCCAGAGAAGAGATTCTATTTACCACATCTGCGTAGTTTGACAAGCTCGTCTCTACCATTTTATACAGAGAGAGTTGCCTCTCTTCCATCCTTGCCAGCCTCTCCCTAAGGTCGCCAATCTGGTCATCCGTTCCCATGTTTTCTACCTTCCAGATACTTTAGGCTGACCGCAAGATGGACAACAGCCGCAACAAGCTCGTCCCGATTGTGGCCGTCTGCCACCATTCGCTTGATAGAACGGTTGACGCTTAAAAGATGCTTTACAGCCCCGATATACTTGGTTTCCCCCGACAGGCGGTTGTTCGCTTCCGCGCACTTCCACGCCTCGTTGAAACAAGCGTAGTCGTGTGGAGTCAGCAATAAACGCAAACCTGTCCTGAACATCCATGAATAAATCTTTCTCATTTAACTTTCCCGGCATCTTCGGCTGCACCCATGTCGGAGTACCTTGGCAAAGCATTATTGTCCTGTGCCTTCGGCGAGCAGGAGCAGAGGAATAAGGCGAGGAGGAGTAGTGGCATTATTGTACGTCTAGCAACCAGTGTGTAGACTGAAGAATAGCTGAAGGGCTTGCGGTTGGAGATGAGGAAGAATTTGAGCAATGAATCTCTGGCCCAAATCTATTTGTGCTGGTATCGTTTGTTGGTCCACCAGTAAGAGTTAAAAGAGGTACTTGCCCAATGTTAATGTCTGGATTTATGGATGATTCTGCACCGTAAAGATAAATGTTTCCAGCACCATCGGATTCTATTACAACGCCAAAGAATCGGTTGTCGGATGCGGCAAGACCAAAGCCATTTGTAAGTGTTGTGTAGGAAGTCGGGGTTAAATATGAAGCATTAAATCCAATCAGTCTTGCCTGGATAACGCTAGATTGAAGTGCAAATTCTACCCCAAATCCTTTGATTGTAAGCCCATTTACACCAGCTAATGGGGCATCAGTAGCGTTTCCAGTGCCACCAAACACCATTCGGATTACCGAATTGGTGCTTGCCAGATACATCATTCCGCCAATTGAAAATCTAATTCTTTTTGAATAATCTATTTTACCTGCACTTGCCGTCATTAGTGCCGCAGTTGGGTCGAAGTAGCCGACTTTAGATGTGCCAGAGGCAGAGCTTCCAGCGTTAACATTTATGTTAAACCCAGCAGTATTTCCGATACTTGCGACTCCGCCAGTACCAGTAACTTTTGTGTATGAGCCAGCCAATCCAACCCTATACATTTTCATTCGCCCTGAAGCGAAAAGAAAGTTATCAATATTGCTAGGATTCTTAACGAGAGGCATCGCCTACTCCTAGCTAAGCGTCGTCACTTTAGCAGTTCCAGCGGTGGCAAAGATGCCGCCAATCAGTCCAGTAAAGTTTGCTGGAACCTCGTAGTAATCTCCGGCACTCAATCTTACTGTGAATACAGATGTGCTTGCAGTGGCTGTACCTAACATAATATGCAAGTTACCTGGACCAGTATTGAACACGGTGCATCCAAGCCTAGCCGTACTTGCTGTCGCAATTGTTCCGTATGACGTGGAAGTGAAATCAGATTGACTTCCAGCAGTAGCATTCGGTGGACGGATACCGTCCGCAACGTCGGCCTGTAAAGTAACCATCAAAGCCTCGATTGCTTCGAGGTTGTAGTTAATGCTTTGCGTACCGCCAGTGGCAGTACCAATAGTCTCCAATATACGCTGTGTCTGCCAGCCCATAAAGAGCCTTAAACCGTCCGCTTATAGATAGCGAATGGACCGCCGGAAGAGATAATGACTTGGCTAATGTCGCCAGTCACAGTCGATCCAGCAGCGATTGCTAGGCCAGTATAAGTGGCGTTGCTAATCGTTAAGCCAATGGTTCCAGTAGACAACGCCGACACGCCATCGTAATCACCTGTGAATGTAGACGCAGATGTTCCAATGGTCGTGCCAGCATCACCTAGCGCAATTCTTGATAGAGTGCGCCCCATAACTTACGCCGTGTAGAACGGAATCTTTACAGCAGTACCGTTGACTTTTAGCAACAAAGCACCAAGGCTGGTTGCACTCGTGCTGAATGTCCCGCCAGTAGCTGTGCTGGTAATTTCAACCAACTGCGTTTCTTTGGCTGTATCGAGGCGGAAAGGACGGCTTTTGGCCAATGCTTCCCTACGCACATAAATGTCTGACATAGTTAATCTCCTTTGCGACTCCAGGCACGTTTCACTTGATCCGCGCTGAAGCTGCTTTTGAACCTACTCCCAAGCTTTTGTTCTTGTTTGTAGTACCCCTTCATAATTGTTGATGTACTCGACAGCTTGGGATCGGATGGGGATTCTCCGGTTCCAAATACTGCCAAGCGTTGTGGAAAAGTAAACCTTTTGAGGTGCTTGGGAACTGAATCCCGATTAGCAACCGTTTTCTCCAGTTCAACGACTGATCCGTTTCGGGTGTCGGTGTACTGGTAGATCGGCATTAGCTATAGCTTTCCTCGTCGGCTGACTCTGCCAACTTACGCATTTTATCCTCTTCGGACATCATTGGCTCTTCAGGCTCTTCGGATTCGTTCTCCACCATCGCATCATTGACGCGAACGTGAACAACATCACCGTCAACCTTTTCAACTGTGCCACTGAGTTCCACAGAGTCGCCTGCTTCGGGAGCAGCCATTTCGCCTTCTCCACCATCCATCTCAAGCATAGATAGCGGCAAGCGAACAAGACCTTCCTTTGGCATAGACTTCTCTTTGGAAGAAGCTGGGGAGGTTTTACCCTCCCCAGCTTTCCGAGGACCCATACCGATAACTAGCATGGTTCCCATTAGGATCTTTAGCTAAAGTTGCTCTTCGACCACACCACGCGGTAGAACGCAGGGTTCAACTGCTTGGCAGTGTAGAACGTCTTGAACGACGCATAGGTGCGTTGTCCGTAAATGTCGCTCTTGTCGGGAGCATCCAGAATCGTGACCTTAGGAGCATAAGGCGATCCGGTAGCAGCAACCGCCGTCAGGTGAGGCACGCCGAAGGCTTGCCCACCGAGAACGATGGAAGCGTAGTTGGTTCCGGTAGCTTCGGTGTTAACACCGTAGGCAGCCGTTCCAGCCGTCAAGTTGTTTGTGGTTTCAATCACGCTCACGCCGAAGAGCCGACCAACTTCGCCACGGAAGATAGCATCCGGAGCAGAGTAGGAGGACACACGGAGGAAGTCATCGTCGTTCATCAAGTCACGAGTGACCTGGGGAGGAGCGATGAGGACGTAACCATCTTTGATCTTGGGAGCGCGGTTCACTTTGAGTGAGGTCGCGGCATCCAACAAGTCAAGAGCAGTCATTGAGGCGTTAGCCGCAGATGCGCTTTGGAAGTTGGTTCCGTTGGTTCCGTTTTGAGCATAGCGGGTATAAGCCGCAGCAGAAACGGTTGTTCCAGCAGTCGTGGAGTCAGTCGTGTTCAAGACCAACGCGCGATGCGACAGGGTGTCAGCGTGCAGAGCAGCGTCTTCACCGAGTTGCTTCGTGGCCTGCGCCAAGTGGTTGAAGAGTTCGGTGGCGAGCAACACGTCCGTGAGAACGATGCTGGAGCCGTACTGAACGAGGGTCGCTTCAACCGTGGTCAGGGTCAACTGACGTTCACCAGATCCGCCAGAAGGAGTCGTTCCTTCGGAGAGAGTGGTGATCGAGCTGATGCTGGGGTTATCGAACCGGAAGAAACGGACGGTCTTGTTGCCGCCAGTTTTCGTCGGGTAAGGAACCTTTTGGGCAAACTGCTCCATCTGGAGCAAGGGGATCTGCCGTTCTAGGAGTTGTTTCGAGAAGTAGGTCTGAAACTGTGCAGAGACAGACCCAGTAGTTACGTTAGCCATTTTAGTATTATCTTTCTGCTAGAACCAGAGTTTAGACGCGATCAGCTTCTGCAGCCATCTTCAACAATTCCATTTCCTGTTCCTTGCTGGACATTTCATGGAACTGCTTCTGACGTGCAGGAGCCGAAGGCTGACTGTTCGCCGGTGTCGTAGCTTTTCTCAGCCGAGTCAGTTCGGACTCGTACTGCGCAATCTTCTTTTCCAAGCCAGAGGCGGCCTCCGCCTTCAAATGCATCTTGGCCAAACCAACAGCATCTTTGATTCCTGCCGGATAGTTCCGCAGGATTGCGTGCTGTTGTAGCAGTTGGGAAACAGCCTTGTAGAGTGGCGTAGAAGAGTCTTTGAGTTCAGGGTTGGAATCGACCTCTTCCATGAGGTTCTTATCCCACGCAGACTTCATTTCAGTCTGCACCTTCTGTTCAAACGCCTTCTTGTCCTCTACCTCGATCTCGCTGGCTTTGTTTTCAGCGAGTTTCGCAAGATCGTCACGGCCTTCATCACGGTAGCTTTTTGCTGCTTCCCGATAATCTTCCGCGCTAAACTTGCGACTGTTTCCCTTTGTCTCTGCTTCAGGAGACACTTGACTAGCCTTTGCAGTCTTGGCTGCCTCAAGTGCTTCCCTTTCAGCCTGGAGTCTTGCTCGTTCCGCTTTGACATCGTCCCACTCTTTTGCGAGTCGAGACTGCGCCCTTTGGTACTTGCTTGGCTTCTTTTCTTCGGAAGCCGACTCTGACTTGGGTTCATCAGATTGCTCTGTTAAAGAACTTTTGGTTGAAACGGTTTCAGTCTCTGGGACTTCGTCCGTCACCGCATCAATCGATGTGGATTTGGTTTCGGTGGTTTCAGGAGTCGCGGGTGTCTCCGAGTTATCTCCGCTTGAAGTTTCGGTTGTTTCCACTTCTTCCTTCGGCTCATCCTGCGGGATTGAATCCAATCCAGCATCGGTTGCAGCCGCAAGCTTCAGCATATCCAGCTCCGTAACTTCCGTTGATTCCGCCATTTTGACCCTTTCTTACACCGCGCCACAGGGAGTCATTCTGTAGCGTAGGTTAGTTGACGGCAGTTTCATCAGACCCATCCATGCCGTCTTGGATGGCTGAGTTTAGTTTTGCGGTTGCAAGCGATTCAAGAACCGCTACACAACCACGAAATCCTTTAGCATATCCACAAGCCTCTGCAAGTTCCGCATTATTCTTTTCAGTAGCAGAGGCGTTATTACGCAAAGTTAGGTTCAAAAGGATAAGGCTTAAACGCTTGCCAGATGTGGTTCCAAGAAAGCTAGTCCACGCCTTCTCGTCCTCGCTATTCCACTTTGGTTCGTTTACCCAGGACTGATTCCTAATGAAAGCCAGTATTGCCTTTAGTTTTCTCATTTGGTGTTGACTATGCAAAATGATGTACATCCGTCATTTGCAATAGCCTTGATCGCCAAGCTATGCCTCGTACAGAACTCGTCAACTGCTTTCTTGACCCCAAACTCATAGCGTGTCTTGGCCTTCTCCATGTTCATTGAGTAGTCGTGACCCATAATTAAGCCATCTGGCTTGACCAAGATCCTAGCCATCTCAAGGTCAATCTTTACGCCTGGGTAAGAGTGATCTCCGTCAAGGTAGATAAAATCAAGCAAATTTTCAGGCAAACTAGCCATAAAGAAGAATGACGGACCTTTGACAAGTTTGACGACTGGATCTTTCTGATACTTGTCGTGCAACGCCACAAGCGATTCGTTTAGGTCAATATGCCTTACGTTGTTTCCATCCACGTCACCGGATGGCCACTTACCTTCAAACAGGTCAACCAAGTAAAGTACGCTTGGATTCTTGCTTCTTAATTTGGCAGAGAAGTCTCCTGCAAACACTCCGATCTCTGCACCAACCATGCCTTCTTTAACGAAGGCATCAACCATCAAATCCCTTGTGTCGAATTGTTCCACTAAAATGCTTTAGTACTCTGCATACCCTGCTGAAGCATTTTATTGTAATCTTGCATTTGTTGTGCTGAACCAAGTGTTTTTAATTTATTATCATCCCTGCCGCCACGATACATATTGCCAAGAATTTGGTTAACTGGATTGGTTGGAGCAACTGGAGCAACTGGTGGTACGGTTGGATTCACGGTTACACTAATTGGGCTTGCTGTAATTTTGCCATATTCAGATCGAAGTCTTGCTAGGTTCTCAGCCATTTTGGGGCTTACTTTTGATGGATCAACTACGGACTCAAGAAATTGTGGATATGAAGATTTCTTCTGATCTTCGGGAATAAATTGCCCAACATCATTGTAATACTTTTTATTCAACCCAATCATGTATTTCTGAAACTCAATATTGTTTCTGCTGAGAACTTCTGGGTCAAACGCCTTTCCTGCTGGCGGCCTTAGCTGTGGGTTCTGATCCATAAACTGCTTTTGAAGCTCCGCTTCCATAGCACTAAAATACATTGGCTTTTGGTTGTCTTGCTGGGTTGGTGCGCCCATCAATCTTCCCTGAGTGAAATTATTTGCTTGTGCGTCTGAAAGCAAATTTTGATAATTTTGTTGTGCCAAAGCTGCGTCAAAATTAGGATTACGAACTGCTGCAATTGGAGCCGCAATTGGCTTTGCGGGTGCTTGCGTTTTTCGTGCTGGTAGTTTGGGTGCTTGTTTTCTGGTTGCCATATTACATTACCTGTGGTTGTGGTTGCATCTGTTGTGCCATTTGCTCCTGCTGTTGCATCTGGCCTTTAGCCGCATCACGAAGCTGTTTCTGGATTGCGCGGGATGTGTTCGGGTCAACCTGCTCCAACGCAGCCAAGTGCTGTTGTAAGTGAGCCATCAGAACTTGCATTGCGCTCTGATCGACCTGCTGTTGTCGCTGTTGAGCCGCTTGGTTAAATGCGAACAGAACGGATATATGCGCTTTGTGATCATCGCTAGGCTTGATTGCGACTGGGAATCCAGTTGCAAGCATAGTTGCGATTTCAGTCGCTTGATCTTCAGCTTGATCGCCAGAGGCTGCGTTCGGATCTTGGAAGAGTCTGCGGACCAGCGAGGGATCATCTTGTTCAAGCACTGACTTTACCAGTTCGCCTTGATTTATGAAAGGATTATTTTGGAACATCTGCATCCGCGCCACAGATTTCTGCAACGCAAACTGGCGGTTAATGAAATCCAATCCACCCTTCGGCTCAATCGAATACTCATCGTGAATACCATCTGGAGGCATCGCACCAGTTTCTTCCGCATAGCGGTACATCAAGTCTTTCTTGTTGTACTGCGTGTAAAGCGACCAGCACTGCTTGAAGAGATGGGCTAGACCCATTCGGAACATACGATTGCGTAAATCGCCAGACGCTGCTGCCTGCGACTGCAACGCTTGGATCTCGGTAGCAGTCTTGCGATCCGACACCTGGAACTGTGAGCCAGCACC